TTCATGCTTATCTTCCCTGATTAAACTTTGTAGTAATGTTTTAACATCATTGCTAATGGTAAATAGTTTTTGTTCTTCTAAATTCTCGTTTTGCTTTACTTCCTCGAACATTCCCTTGGTTAGAGAATCGAGACCGCTTTCTCCCATTTTGCCGGGGAGCGTCTTGCGTGCCGTGCCAATTTCCCCAACAGCAGCATTTTTATAATTTTTAGTTCTGCCGCCTTTATCGTATGAAGATTGATGTCTTCTGTAAGGACCTCGTGGTTTGGCCGTATCATTTCTTTTTGCGGGAGGCTCGGCGAGAAGAGTTGGTTCTTCGTCAGCGGCTGCTGGTGTAGCGGGTTCTTCGGCAGGTGTTTCGTCAGCAGCGTCACCACCAAGATCAAGATCAGCTGGAGAATCATCGGTAGTTCCACCAAGATCAAGGTCACTTAAGCCACCGCCACCAGAGCTTGGCTTCTCACTTTCCTCAGAGACCGCTGCCTCAAGAGCAGCAGCAAACTTTCTATCATGAAACATCTCTCTTTGATTGCGAATGAATTCATCGGCTGACATTCCAAACATATGCTCTGCGATCCATCTCTTGGAGAAAAAACCCTCAGTGGCAGCACCAGCAACATCAAACTTTTGTTTCCAATGTTCAAGCTCTTGGAGTTCTGCGATTTTAGATGGGTTGTTTAGTGACAACTTAAATGACAATAAATCATCTCCACGAAATCCAAGAGTGAATAGGTGAATAATACCAATCTTCTCAAGTTCTGCAATGATGACTCGTTGTAATCTTTGAATCGTTCTTGCAAAGCGAATGTCTTTCTGTGCTAATGTTGTTTTATCTTCAGTAGCGCCTTCTCCCATGGAAAGGTATGATTGAGGAATTTTTAATGCAGAAAATAATTTGTCGCGAAGATATTTTACATCGTCAATGCCACCGTTATATGATGAGCCCGGTAAATTTGAAATATCAGATGCTGTGCCGCCACGGACAGGAATAAAGTAATCTTCTTCAATTGACAGAGGATTGTATCGAAGATCAACCCGACCCGTTGACGGATCAACAACTTGGTGACGCTTCATCTGGGTCATTACTTTCTGCATATATTGTTCAACATCTTCTGGGGCGATATTACCAACATCAATTTTAAAAAGTCTTCTCTCGGGTGCTCGGACAATACGATATGCCATCATTGCATCTTCAAGCATTGTAAGCTGTCGCCATATACGACGAGCGGGCTCAAGAACTGATGTTCCGTATGGAGCAAACTTATCATTACCGAGAATACGAAAATGTGCAATCTGCCAATTTTCAAAGGTCATGCCACCAGAGTTCCATTGAAACTGGACGTAGTTTGGATTACTATCATCCTCGCCTTCAAGTCTCTCAATCTCTTGAGCGGGTAAGCCTATGCAGTTTTGTATTCCGGTTTTATCATCTATGTCAAGATAAAGAAAAAGGTCACCATATTTACACATGGTACGACACCAACCAAAAAGATTATAATCAATATTTAAGATCTTGTGATATAAATTCTGAAGAAGATACGAAATCTCTTCATTAGAGCACTTAATATTAAGCATTGGCTGGAGAGCAGAATGTGTTGTCATCTCGTCAGCGTATATATCTAGAGAAGAAGCAATCTCAGGTGTATATTCCATCTCATCAAAATCTATATATCGTTCGGCTCGATTGCGATTTGCAAACATAGCAGAGTTAAGTTGAGACATGGGTGAGTAACTATCTGATTTTTTAAATTGTTTACCAGAAGCGGAGCGAAACTCTTTAGCGTATATATCAAGATGACGACGTCTTAATTGTCTACCGGTCTGAGTTCTTCTCGTTGTGATAGGACCAGAGAACAACCTCGTCAGTGATTTGAATAATTCACTTTGTTGATTGTTTGGGTTTTTACCCTTATTTATTCTTTTGCGTGGAGCCATTATCTATCCCTTATAAATCCAAAGAAAATCTTTTTTTTGTTTAATCTGTTCACTATATTTATCTGCGAAAGATTGGTCGTATCCATCTTGGCCTTTGATAGTAGTGTTCATCTTTGTATTAGCCAAAAACATACCACCCATCATCGCTTTCTTGTAAGCGACATCCCTTTGATCAACTTCTATAGCAGTATCTCTTACCCAACAGGCGATAGATAGGGACATAACCAAGTCATCATGGTATGAGCGCATTGCCTGTGGTCTCCCGTTGTGCCAAATAAAAGTCTTAAATTCATGAAAAAGTCGCGAAGATCTAATAGTAATTAGTCTGTTTCTTATGTACTCCTCCATTTTGGCCACAATAAGGGGTCTTGTCTTAGATGAGTTTGTAAAACCGGGAACTGAATTAGAGGCATACTCTGCTCTGTGTTGATCTATGTATTCATGTGTGCCTTTAATAGAATAATAAATATTTGGATATTCTTTGTTTATAAGTTTTTCAAGAACTGATATTCCTATCCCGTTGTTCTCAACAACTAATAAACAGTTACCGTACTCTCGACCAGCATCAAATAAGATGTCAGCATAATGATCTAACGTTGGCTTTCCTTGATATTCTGCGACAACTTCCATGGTTTCTAATTTAATAATATGAAAAACAGAATAGTCTGCGCCATCACCACGAGCGACATCAGCAACAAGTAAATATTTAGAATCGTCTTGGTACTTCTCCCAAATCCAGAAGTTACGATCAAATCCTGTTTTATAAACCGGCTCACAAACACAAGAGTTTGCCCACTCCATATCCTCTGATTGTAGAACAGTTTCGCCGGAGGAGTTAAAATTACACTCAAGCTCTTGTGCGATTTGACGCTTTGACATATTCTTGGTTTCATTCCTAAACCACGCCATGTCTCTTTCTGGGTGAACATCCCACGGAAGATTGACTGCTTTAAAGTCATTCTGGCTATCAACAGCATCCACATATGTTTTATGAAACCAATTACCAACACCGTTGGGTGTGCTAAGTGCTATGCATCGACCACCAGTTGATAGCGTTGGATAAAGAGCAGTCCATAGTTCGTCGAGCCCATCAACAAAAGCCGCCTCGTCAATAACAAGAAGCGATAGTGCTTCTGAACGACCGGCGTCTCCAGATGTCGATGAGGCTTTGATTTGAGACCCGTTAGATAACTCAAACGAAGTTCTGTTGTCAATAGCGATGTCTGTAATACGAATCCAGTCAGGCAAATTTTTCATAATTGCCTTTACTTTCTTTACAAGATTTGCTGCTGTGGCAAACTTGGTTGCAAGTACCATTACGTTCTTATCACGATGAAATAAAATAAGCCAGACAATGTAGGCGGCAGTAATCGTTGAGATGCCTAACTGTCTGGCTTTTAAGATAACCGTGAAACGGAAATCATTAAAATCTTGGAGAAGATCGTCTTGGTATGGAAAAGTATCAAATTTTATAAGACCCTTTTGGGGGTGTGAAATACGACAATAAGTATTAATAAAGTAAACCGGGTCTTTGCCTGATTTTACAATTTCTTTTACGATTTCTTTCTTTGATAACTCAAAACCCATTATTTCCTTGTGTCGTTACTGGGGCGTTTGGTTGATGCTTGTTCAAGAAACTTTTTTGTGATCTCACGAACACTTGGCTCGGATGGCTGAAGTATACCATCAGCATCAACTTTGCCAATCTTATAAGTGCATTGCGCTTGAACCCAAGAGTGTATACGAGAAGATGATTGAACAAGAATATCAGACTCGCCTTGTTTTGTAAGTGAGACAGACTCACCAGTGATAGCCTTATACTCTTTTTGAAGAAACTTCTTTATTTCGTTGATTCTTCTATCAATTTCACTTTCAAAGCCACCAGCGTAAACCTCTTTGAGTTTGATCTCTGATTGGTATGAAATTACAAGATTAGGTCCTGAGAATCTAACCTTGAATCCGTCCATGACTCTGCGGTCTAAAATCGGATCACCTTCTTCTCGTTGCAACTTTGCAATACGAGCACGACCATCATCGTTATAGCTTTCCATGTGAGCACCATCATACGCTCTAGAAGCGGCTTGGGCTAAGCCCTGAATAATTTCTAATGTTGTTGCCATTGTTTAGTCCTCATCTTCCTGATCTTTCATAGCATCTTTAATTTTCATAGCGGTAGCGAGTACGCCACCACCTAGAATAGCAGGAGATAACTCAACTCCCATTTTAGCAAGAGCCTGCAAAACTAACATGATATTTTCTGGTGTTATATTTTCGATGCCTTCGTCTAGTTCTTTAGGGACGCCTACAGCCTTAGCAGCCATGACAATAGCGTCTTTGTTTTCTTCGAGCTCTTCTTCGGGCGACGTGGCTTCGGCCATATTGTCAAGTTCTTCTTTGATAATCTCTTTTAGAAGTTTAGTTGTTAGTCTCATTGTTTGGTCTCCAGCCGGTTTTCCATCTTTCCTCTCGGCCCTCTACCCATTGTATATAACATTTAAAGCAACAATCAAACTTTGTAAAATAAAGGTCGTCTTGTGATTTTGTAGTATAGACAGAACAAACAGGACAGGAACGATTAGAATCACTATTAAGTAGTTTTTTTGGTATGAAAACACCATTTACTTCTTTTTTGTCATAATCCTCTTGTTGTTTCTGTTTTTTATATAACTCTTTTAATTGAGCAAAGTATTCTTCATCCTTTTCTTCTGTCCATGTTTTTTTTGGATTTTGGATCGCTTCTTCACCATATTTCTTTGCGATCGCCTGCTCAATCTTTACAGCATAATTTGGGTCTTTCGACATTATCCCTCCGACTTTTTCTGCCACTCGTATGAATTTTCGTCCTTACTTATTGGTCCACCTGCTGCCCATGTATAGCATGCTCTTGCGCTATGACACTTAAAATGATGCATCCAACAATAGCCTAAGTAGCCCTCTGCATCTTCAATCGGTTCGGATACTGGGCCGGGTAAACATTCAAGCATTCTTGGAGAAATATCAAAAGCAATACAGTTTGCACAACGTGATTCTTTGGCTACATCCGGTGTAGTATTCCAATGTTCTGCTGCTCTATCCCAATAAGTCTCATCTGATAAGTTAAGTGGTCCATATTGTATATGCTTTGCTTGAATGGCAGCATCTCTATTCTTTGTGTTGAGCTCAAGATCTTGAGTTGCCTTGGGGCAAACCATATCCATGATCTGATTTATTGTTTTTTGTATTCTTACCTTAATCATCACCTAGTCCTTTACAGAATGATAAATACCCAACGATGTTAGTGTTCCCACAGCAAAGCCTGTTGAAACCCAAAGAAATGTTCTCGCGGGTTTATGTTCGCTCCTTAAATAGTCTATTTCTTGTGATTGTGACTCAATTACTGCATTTGCTCTCTCAAGTTTACCCTCAAGAGAAATCTTCATAATTTGAAAATCATAGTTCCATTTGGCCTGTGCTTTCTCTAGTTCAAAGTCAACTTCGATAGAGCACGCCTCTTCAATTGACTGTTTGTCAACGATTAAGTTTGCTACCGCATCATCGTTAAATAAACGACCAGAAAACGGAGCAGGTTCACCCTTTGTGAGTTGGGTGAATTGCGGTTCGCCAAAAGCCAGCGAACATAATAATAGTAAAATCATATTTCCTCTATGTTAAACTGTTCTTTTAAAATACGATCAACCTCATCGGGATCGCTCTTTGCTTTTTTAATTAGTTTTTTTACTTCCTCGGCTTTCTGCTTCTCAAGTTCAGAGACTGCTTCGGCTTTCTTTGTTTCTGCCGCTTCAATCGCCTTATCATAGGTCTTACGAGCTTTTTCCCGTTTATGGATCTCTTTCTGGTATGAGTCTTCAATTTGTTTCCTCTCTTTTTCCCATTGGGCAGCAGCCAAGTCTCTGTCAAGTCTTAGTTTTCTTTGTGCTCCTTTACCCAATAAATAACACACCAACATAGCACCGAGAACTACAAGCCATCTCCAGTGATTTCTCACGAAGGAGCAAGTTAGTTCCCAGTACTTTTTAATTACAAGAAGTGTCACTACCTACCGTGTCTCCAAGCTTTCATTGTATCAACAGCAGACTGGCCGCCAATATAAACGATGGCGATCAGACCCCAAGTATCAGAGTCAAGACCAGCATTTGCAAGAAGGTAAGTCGCTGTTCCAAATACTAATAATTTACGAGATATTACTTTTCCAAGGATGGTATCAAGAATACCGCCTTTACTTCCTAGATCTACAACACCTTTTGCGGCAGCATCGGCCACTCTTCTCAGTCTTCCTTTAGCCTGCTCAGCAGCAAGTTCCCTTAATCCTTCTTTGGCTTCATCTACCTTGTCTTGTACACCATCTATAATGTCTTCTTTTTTTTCTGCAAAATCAGCCATTAATTTATCTTTGACGTTCATAAATTTACCCTCGCATAGCCATTTTTCTTTTGAATATCAATCGTAAGATCAACACAGTCTTTAAGACTATCAAGATGAGAGATAAGCAAGACGGTTTTGAATTGAGACTTAATCATCTCAAGCATCTTGACAAATCCATCCATATGTTCCTGATCCAAAGCGGTGGCTGGTTCGTCTAGTATAAATAGTTCACTTTTCGGCAAATTGGTTATTGAAATCAAAGATAGTCGTATGGCCATAGCAGATAATGTTTTTTCTGCTCCTGATCCCATAGATAACGGTCTTGCATCATATTTTGGGTGTTTGAGCATGATATCTAATGACTTACCATTGTCTACGAAGAACACCTCAAAGTCAACAATAGAAGTTAAAACTTTGGCTATTTCCTCGTTAATTATGGGAAGCATTTGGCGAATTACATTGTAAGCAATACCATTAGGATGCATACACTGAAGGAAAAGATCGAGAGCAATAAATTCCTTTTCTTTTGAAGCAAGCTCTTCTTTTCGTTCTTGATATGAAGTGATCGCTTGTTGGGTGGATCCCTTTTCAATATAGAATTCTTGAAGTTGTTCTTCACAATCTTTTTGCTCACCAACAAGCCTTGCTCTTGCTCTAGAATATTCGTCTCGCTTAGTGAGGAATGCTTCTTTGTTTTCAATTGCTTCTCGGTTCTCTTCATATAAATCACGAGAGGC